AATCGCTTTAAGTATCTTGGTCCGACGGGTAGCTTATTGTTAAACTAAAAGCGCGGAATAAACATGTAGATCCAAAGGCGGAGTGCTTGCGGACGGGGGTTCGATTCCCCCCGTCTCCACCACTTAACATACTGATTCTAAAGTAAATTAACATTATTCCCTAGATTGTTTGCGGTGAATTTGCGGTTAATGATTTTCAGTAGCTGTCATTTATTTTCAATAAATGAAATAAAACGCATTTCAATAGAAGTTTAATTTCACACGTATAAATCAATAAATTCAAAGCATTGATATGTGATGATGTGCAGATAAATACTTTCATTTTCTTCAGTTTCAAAAAAAAAATTAAATTAAATCTGCGCAGGAAGGAGTGCTTTTTTCCGTGGATTGGTGTGATGTCTAAAGGATAGGGGTAGTTGAGATCATGGATGCGGTTGTTAGCTTTAAACGATTTATAAAGTGTATGCTTGAGGATGTTGATACGCGTCTCGGGCGACGGTTTGCTTTTTTTACTCAGTCAATGATTGTTCTGTCATTGATATCCTTTTCAGTGGAAACACTACCAGACTTAAGTGAGTCGGTTAGACAACTACTAACGGTTACTGAGGTTTTTCTTGTTGGACTTTTTACCCTTGAATACCTACTCAGGATATGGGTTGTTGATAAGAAGCTTAGCTATATATTTAGTTTTTTTGGACTGATTGATCTGGTGGCCGTATTGCCATTTTACTTATCAACGGGACTAGATCTTAGGTCGATAAGAATATTTCGACTGCTGCGCTTATTTCGTATACTAAAGCTGTTGCGGTATAGCGATGCGATTAACCGTTTTCATCGGGCGCTAGTCATTGCTAAGGAAGAGCTGATCTTATTTAGCTGCGTTACGATGATCATGGTTTATATGTCTGCGGTAGGGATTTATTACTTTGAGAATACGGCACAACCTGAAACATTTAGATCTATCTTTCATAGTTTGTGGTGGTCAGTGGCTACTTTGACAACGGTTGGGTATGGGGAAATTTACCCGATTACCCTGGGCGGTAAAATTTTTACCTTTTTTGTTTTAATGTTGGGTTTAGGGGTTGTGGCTGTGCCTACGGGGCTTGTTTCGTCGGCATTGTCTCAGGTTAGAGCTGAGGATTTAAAAAAATAACTTTACTTAGACTCACCCTGCCCGTTCTCTAGCTCCAGCGCAGTCGTCAACCCCGAATCATTCAGCGTATGGGTAATTTGTTTTACGACCCACTTTTGTTGATCTATCTGGTTTTTATAACCGGATAGTTTTACAGGGGTTTCGGTGATCATGTCAGGTCGGCCTATGACGAGTGTTAGGCTAAAGGTGGCTTTTCCACGGGCTAGGCGTTGTAATTCTGAACGGGCGGCATTGAGCGCTTCGGATTGGGTTGGGTAGCTTTTGCTTAAGGTTTTTACGGTGCTGTCTTCACCTGCTAATACTTCGGTTAATTGTCCGGTTTGCGAATCTTGCCATGGGGCTTTAACGCCGGTGTATTTGTTACGCTCATTTTCACTGTAGTTGTGGCTATCGCCTTCTGATCTAGTAATTGTAATTTCTGCAATGGCTTTGCCGGTGGCGGTTTTGCTGTTGCCATTGGGGAGCATGAGCAGCTTGTTTTCTTTGATACTGATCAGGGCATCGTATTCCGCTGCAACTCGGGTAATGAAGTTGGCATCTGATTCGTTGGTTTGGTCGATATGCTCAATAGTGATGCTGGCAAGGGTATCATCCAGCGCTGGGGTTAATTTATTATCATTGGCGATAGTGGTTAATATTTCACCTATCGATTTTTGGTGAAAGCTGCGTGATTTCTGCGTTTTTAAGGTGTCGGTTAGGTTGGCTGCCCTGCCCTTGATACTCATTTTATCGGCTGGTCCGCTGTGGCCGATCTCATCCGCGATAAAGAGTCCTTTATGGACTAAGTTATTTTTAAAGCCTATAGCGACACTGATGACTGCGCCTAGTCTTGGCATGTTAAGTTTGCCGTCGCTATCATCTAAGTCTAAGGTCACTTCGTCGCTGGTCATGCCACGGTGATCAGTGATGGTTAAGCCGATTAAGCGGCCATTGATCGTGGGTGTTATGTCGTGGCCATCAACGATAATTTTATAATCAGGTCGCATCGGGTTTGTCTGTATGAGTTAAGGACAGGCTAAAGTCTATTTTGCGCGGTGTGCCATCTTGAAAAAAGACGGTACCGGTTTCGCTGATGGAATCAATGAGCCACCAGCCGTGGATGTTTCCATTACCATCAACCATGATATTCGGGTCGCCCAGGTCGGCCATGTCGCGTAATTTGTCGAGCGACGATTGACCTCCAGTGGTACCTGGATATAAAGCACCAGATAGGGTTATTTTGTCGGAGCCTTCGCCAAGGTGTTGATGCGCTGCGCGTTGGCCTATGCGATTGTTTGAGGCAAATCGCTGGTCTGTATTGCGCTGTTTTTGCTGAAATGGCGTGGTTTTTAGTGCAAAGTTGAATTGGCCTAGGCTCATTAACATTTTATTGTCCTTTATGGCGTGTCGTATAGATTAGAGCGTGCGCTGCTTTGTTGCTGGCGTTGTGCGGCTTGTAGTTCTTTTTGTACTAATGATGCCAGTTGTCTTTCATCCATACCTGGTGATGGGTTGATAGTGATGCTCACAGGGCCAAACGCGGCGCTTTGGCTTGTGGCATTACCGCCTAATGGGGCTGTGCTGCGCATTTTTGGTGCGCTAATACCAGACTCAGTTATTTGTTTGACGGTTTGGGTTAAGTTGGTCTTCTTATCGCCAAATAATCCATCCCATACGTCACCCAGAAAAGAAAATTTATCTGCCAGCCATTTGAGATTGTCATTAAACCAGGTCATGACTGCATCCCAGTTTTTGTATAAGTACACAGCACCAGCGGATAACGCAGCCACCGCGGCAATAACAAGGCCTATGGGGTTGGCATTTAGCGCGGCATTCCATAACCATTGGCTTGCAGTTACTACAGCATTCCATGCAGCCACGGCTTTTTGTCTAATGGCCAATGTGCTAAGTAAGGTTATCAGGCTACTAAATCCAGCAATTAAGGGCATTAACTTAAATCCCGTCATGATCATTGCAAAATTCTGCCAGCCCCCCACAAAATCTTTAATACCAGAAATAACCGAATAAACCTCTCTAATTGCATTAGTGACATCTTCTACCACGAGCAATAGATTTTTAACGCGTTGCACCAAGGTATTAATAATAGTCTGCGCATTAGTGCCATCATTAAACTTATTTAAAAGCCCTTCCAGTTTACCCGTAACGCTATCCAGTACCGGACCTAAGACTTTAAATTTAATTGCTTTAACCAGAGATCCAACTCTAAATAATGCATCGTTAAATTTCTCCGCATTATTCTGAAAATCTTTATCAACCCCCCCGCCAAAACGTTTAAACTCGGCTTGTGTATCGGTAATGCCTTTCTTGCCTTGGCGTAACATAATCAGCATATTACGTCCTGTTTGACCAAATGCGGCATCGGCTATCGCACTTTGTAATTGGGCATCTTTAATGCCCGCTACATAGTCGGTCATTAATTGCAGGGCTTCATCATTGCTGCCTGCATTTTTCAGCACATTAGCAAATTTCTCATCGGTTTTATTTAATATCCCGCCAAGTGCGCCACCGCCCTGCTTTAATCGACCCATACGTTTAGAAAAACGGGTCATAGCCGAATCAATATCGGATTCAGCAACACCATTTAATACGCCTTGGTAACGTAAGGCCTGTAAATTAAAGCTGTCGAATTTTAAGTTTCCTGATAGCTTGGCAATTTTATCCGCTTCATTAGCAGCAGATTTTAACTGCGATAACAATAGTGCCGCCCCACCTGTAATAGCCCCACCACCCAGAACGGCAGCCCGCTTCCCAACTTTTCCCGCCAGCGCAGACCCAGCACTTAAGCGCGATAATAACTTAGTTTTTTTAGCTAACTTTTCTTGCGCTGCCGTTAAGTTATTAGTCTCAATACCCTGTGCTTTTAGTGCTTTGCGCGTAGTGCCTAAATTTTTGCGTAATTCTTTTTGCTTAGTCGATAAGGTATTAACCGTTTTAGCCGATCTGGCTAGCTTATTTCTGAGTGCTTGCGTAGGGTTCTGAGTGTTCTTAATTTGCCGCTGCAACTGTTTAAATTCAGCCTGAGCCGTATTCAGTTTTTTAGACTGCTCACCTAGTTTTTTATTTAAACCATCAAATTGAGCTAATTTTCGTTGCTGGTCCTGAACCTTTTGAATTGACTGCTGTAAATGACCGTTGATACCTTTTATTTTCTTAGCCGGCGCACTGACCTTATCAATCATATCTAATACAATCGCCAGTTTTAGTTTAGATGACATGATAAAATCCTTGTACGTTATTCGATGGGGGGGTTATTAATGAAACACTTTACTCAAGGGGTTGCTTTGTCGACACTGTACTTATTACCCTTTCCTGATATTGCATGGCAAATGTATTTAGCCTGGTGTATTTACTGGATATTGTTCGCTAAGCAATCGGCATGATGGGTTTCGCAAAAAGACGCTCTACCCATCCTACGGTTTGGCTTTCTTATGCATCGCGTTATAGCGCTCAATCGCTAAATCCTGCCAGTGCAATAACTCTTGCACTGACATGTCGTTAAATTCGGATAGAGGCCAATGAAACACCACAGCAATATCCGCAATCACGGAGTCTAGGCTGTTAGGGTACTCCGCGTATCCACGAAAAAAGACACCAACCCCACCGATAAATTAGTTAAATCTACCGGATTCAATTTAGCAAAGGTGCGGCTATCAATCATCGGATCTGATACACGCTCCAGCACTTTACCCACGGTCACGACATCCATCTGCAATAAATCAGACAGATTAACGCCACGTAGTTCACCTGCTTTGGGTTCGCGCAACATCACTTCTGTGATCTCTTTTTCACCCCGTTTAATCGGTTCTTTTAATACGATTGTTTCATTATTTTCGGTCATCATTAGACAATATCCAGTGCTTTACGTTGTTCGGCTAGACGGTCATTCTCGCCCACTTTTTCGATCATATTCAGGCTGTCAAGCTCGATGAGCGTCACGTCATTGACGATGTATTTATAATAAGTAATGGCCATTGCGACTTTCATGCTTGCCGCATCGCCAGATTTTACCGTGCCCATATCCAGTTCACGCCAACGACCCCGCATGACAACTTCGACTGCATCGGTATCACCGGAGGCATCATCCCGTTGCGCAGCGGCTCGAAAACGTAGTGCTACGCCAGCGCTATCCACCACGCCATATTGCAGCAACACATCTTCACTAAATTCACGTAGCGTAAACTCAGCCTCTAGCTTTTCGCTGCCCATGTCGATTTCCATAGGGGCGTTCATACCACCGCCACGGTACTCTTCCGTTTTGCGCGTTAACTTGGGTAAAACTGTTTCTTCAGCGCGGCCCATATAGGAGCCACCCTCAATAAACAGGTTAAAATTCTTAATGGTTTTAGGTAGCATTTTAGTTCCTTATAGGCCGATTAATTGCGATAAATACGTGTTAGTAATCTGCTGGTAAAAATTCAGATTTTCTAGCGGTGGCACTGGGGTGTAATCGTAATCAATATGCAGCTCGCCCGCTTCCAGTGTTGTTAAGCTATTTTTTTCAGGGTCAATGTAAGCGTTTCCATCGACAATATAGCCCTGGGCTTTGAGTTCGCGAAATTTAGCATTAATGCCTTCGACGATTTCCGCAATTAAAGTTTTCGACATGGGCTTATCCACTGCCCAAGCATGGCCTTCTGCAATCGTATCGGCTAGCACATCACCTGTGCGTGTCGCTGATTCAAAAGCAAATTGTGGATCTGCGGAACAAGTACGTGATCCCCAGAAACGAAAGCCTTTTTGATTAATTAGCGTAGTCACATCATTACTATTCAGTAAATCCGCATCGGTCGCTGTTGATTGCAGATCAAAAAACACATCCTGGCTAATACCAATCACGCCATTAACCGGCACGTTGGATAAGGTTTTATGCCAGCCAACATCGTTATCTAATTTAGCTCGCAGCCCTAAAGCACGCGCAGTGGCATACAGAATATTAGCCAGGCTATCGGTAAATTCAGGCCAGATTAACATCATGCGTTTAGAGCCAAAGTTGGCACGGTAGGTAATTACATCCCCAGCCGTGGTACCGATGCCGCGAATATACGCAAACGCGCGTAATTTATCGCACAGCGTATTAAATGCGGTGGCGACAGCTTGTGTATCTAAGCCCGGCGCACCTAAAATGCGCGGTTTAAAGCCAAACTTTGCCTGGCTGTTGAGTAGCGCCTGCATCCCTGTGTAATTACCTGATCCATCAACCCCCCCGACGACATTAGCTTCGACAACTAAGGGATCGACATCTTCAGCGACTCTGACAACAATAATCATCGGCGCAATTTGATCAAAAATCGCATCCAGCGTGGCTTTCAGTGTCCCCGTCGTACCGGCCAACGCTAAGCTGCTGTATGTTCCTGAAATTAATACAGGTGTGTCGAGTGGAAATGCATCGGCATCGGCATCATCAGCCGTGGCCACAATCCCGATAACGCCGGTTTGTACGGTTCTGACCGGGCGGATTCCGCCTGATTGTTCAATGACTCTTACGCCATGGTGGTATTGTGCTGGCATTTTTACGCTCCTAATGTATTAATAATGGCCGCCCCGTCAATAACTAAGGCATCCATTGCTGTGTTATAGCTTGGCAGGTCAGCAATATCGGCAATATTGCGTTTTAATTTATCTTCAAAGCCATCAATAGCGCTTCTGATCGTACGCAAATTATTGCCTTTGATGATGATTGTAGCCGCTAGCTCCGTGGCGGTTTCACCCAAGTCGCGCATGTCGGCCTCGGCCTGAATAATTGCGATTTCAGCGGCACTTGCTGTGCCTGCAGCTATTTTTTCCGCGACGGCTAATTTATCTACCCAACCGGTCAGTTGAGCTGCTTCAACTCCACCGGTTGATAATGTGCGCAATTGAGAAATAACCTTAGCTGCAATCATCAGCGCCCATTCTTTGGACTGCTCAAGTGTTGCGTTTTTAGGCTTTGGGAATGCAGTCTGAACAGCGCGTATTGTACTGCGCGTATTTGCATCAGCGATGCTAGCGACCGTTGCCCCATCTAAAACCGATTGAATCTGTGTATCATCAACCCCTGAAATGGTCACGCTGTTATCAAGTGCGTTAAAAACGGGCGCATCATGCCCGTTGATGACAGCCCACTCCACTAAAACAGCTAGCGCGTTTTTATCAGTTACATTTGCCATTGTTTTTCCTTATTTAATAAATTCAATTTGCATCCAGCATCGTCCGCCAACCGCAGATATATTACCGACAGAAACATACTGAAGAACCCCCAGCGCATCACCCGCATTAACCGGAATCAATGGCGTAATTATATTCATAGCTAAAAATTCTCCAGCGTAAAAGTAACTTCCAACATGCCTAGTGCTCTGCCCTGTTGCCACAGCCGACGAATTACTGCCATTGACCGCTAGAGTTAATGCGTAAAGTAGATTTGCGTTGTTGACCGATGTTTTTAGTGTAATCGTCGCAGATAATCGTGCGTACTTATAACCCGCCGGAACAGAGACAGAAGAAATAGGCAGTGTAGCCGATACTATAGAATCATCATTTGTTAATATTTGGTCGAATGAGACGGCATTAGTTGTGGAGGCTACTAGCAATTGATCTTGTGATTTAGTCAGTAAAACCGTGCGTATTGTTTTCTCTCTCAGCCACGCGGTCCTATTCGCCAGCTGTTTAGCTTGCAAATTATCAACGCCATTGGCTCCCCCCATAACCGGATCAGTTACTTCCAACTGATAAATCCCCGGTTCATAAACCGAGCTTTCTACTAAATCAGACATTGACGACTCCTACTCTTGTATATGTTCCATCACGCGAGGCAATAACCCCGTCATGAAACAATGAAAATAAATTAATGTTTCTCAATTGTGAACGCTCATTTTTAAATTCGTTTATGCGCGCTCTTATCGTGTCCAGATCGTTATCACTCGGCATCTGTGATACGCCCAAATCCACATCGAACTGAAACGGCGGTAAATCTGCGCGCGTATCAACCACGGTGACACCGTAATAACCCATCGCGATTAGCGCGTTTTTAATAGCTGCGGGCGTGCCCTTATGTTGATGAACCTCAATAGAGGCAGCAATCACCGCCCGTTTTTTGCTCTCATTCCACGCATCATCCCAAGCCGTCACCGACTGCCCCCATGCTATCCACGGCAATAAATCTGCCGGACAGGTTTCAACATTCCATAATTTCCGCGTGGGGCTGGGTAAGGCAGTCGCCCTTGAAATGGCGCCCTCAATAGCCAGCTCTTGAGTTGTTGAATTAGGCGGTAATAAACTCATTAAAACGACCTATTAATAGAGCCGTCACGCGACACAGAACCATCCCTAAAATTAATCCCTGCGGATCTTTTTAGCGCTCCATCATGCCGATACGTTCCATCTCTTAACGCCGTTTTATCCGTTGTCGAATAGCTATCAGTCAGCATAATATCAGTGCAAAAAGGGGCCTGATGTAAGCGCGTCACCACATCAACAAAGGGTTTTAATAATTCAACAAAACGCACGCCTTCTTGATGCAATGCCTCATACACGCCAGATACCGCAACACGACCGCCTAATTTATGGCGTTTATCCACATAGGCATTAGCCGCATCCATAGCCAAGCCGGTCACATAATCCGCTGCAATGCCAGGATATAAATGCAAAACCGCCTTAATACTGTAATTCACAATTTCAGCGGGTCGAGTCACTAAAATGTCCGTTAAAGGTCGGATGTTATCTGCGTTTAGCGCCTCGTCAATCGTGGCCACTAAGGCCGTGTCGGGTATACCGCTGGCAGTTTTTGATAGCACTGTAACCGCAACATTATTTGGCTTGGGATTATCCAAACTGGCACTGTCATCAAATACAATCAGACCTGCGTCAATATGATATTCAGGCGATTCAACACTGATGTCTTTGACCTGACCGCTGGCACTCAACCCATGAAAAACATAAGCATTGGTCGCCCCAGCCGTCGTAAATTGATTGAGCGCTAATTGCGTGCGATAGCGTAACGCCTCATCAGACTCCATCACCGCATCAATCGGCGGCACGGCGATATTATCTGCAGGCGTAATCTCTAAGCGCGTAACGCCCCACCAAACCACCAAATTATCTAAGTCAGCGCCTAAAGCAGTCGCTAGCAAACACGCCTTAGCGGATTCATTTACCCGCTGCCTTAGTAATAGCTCTCTATAAGCCGCAACTTCTAGTATTTTATAAGCCGGATCAGATTCCACCAGCGCACTAAAAACCGCGTCTCGTGTCTGTAGATCAACCAGCATCTCATTAAAAATCAGCTCAAAATCTAGCGTCTCAATAATGGCAGGCGGTGGTAATCTTGAAAGATCAATGGTTGTTGCATCACTCATAATATGATTCCGTCAAGTGTAATTGGCTGACCATCGGGCAAATAAATACCTTCCAGCGTTAAGGCCATACGGCCATCCTCACCAACATCGTCCATAACAACCCGGCTCAATTTAAAGCGAGGCTCCCATTTCTCAATCGCTTCCGCTGTGGCGGCATACACATCAATTAACGTAGCGGGGTTGGTCGGTGCGTCTACTAACTCAAACAAACGACTGCCATAATCCCTGCGCATAACCCGACTACCTAAAGGCGTGGTTAAAATATCAGTAATAGATTGGCGTAAATGTGCCAGGCCCGATAACGACTTACCCGTTGTGTTATCTAGGCCAATCATGCGCGCACCGCCATATAAAGTGATTCCGTCCAGACGAGGCCGTTTGTATGATCTGCGTCATATGTTTCAATGCGTGCACGATAATTACCCACGCTCAAGCCCGCTAAACCCGCTTTAATCACTAAATACGAGCCAGTCCAATACAGCAACTCAGGGTTGATAAACGAATCAATCACTACTTCACCAATCGTCACGACAACACGATTAATCGCGGAATAATCCGGCAGATTCACACCGTTTTCGCGCAGCTCTAGCTCAATGTCATTATCACGGTTGTTATAGACGATCTCGGCAGCAGGCATGACTTATACCGGATCGCCAAAACCGAATTTAAACGCAGGGAAATTGATAGGATTACCGGCGGTTAACGCCTGATCACTGGTTTCATCCGAGACCATCAACAATCGCGTGTCTGCGTAAAGCGCATAATGCAGATCAGAGCCAGGTGCAAGCGTCACTTGTGCTGTGCCTGCTTTAGCTGCCACGGTTACTTCACGACCACCCCCTGATTTATCACCAATAGACACATCACCAATCGGCACGGAAATCGCATCAGAAACGCGGTATTTATTCGCGGATCCATCGTGTAGCGTAGCGGCATCAGCGAGCGTTAAGGGCTGCTGTGAGCAAAGCACTAATTTCAACGTATTGGCTGTTGCTGCAGCGGTTATCTGTTGTAGTCCCTTGTCAGGTAAATCGTTATGAAAAGTTTTAGCCATGAGTATTCCTTAATGTAATGTATGAATGGATCGTTGAGTCGTGACGGAATGCATCTCGCGCTGCACCGAAACCGAATGCACGCTAGGCGCTAAAATAATGCCAATACCAGTGCCGAGCGCATTCAGAGCATCAGCAACGGCCAGCGCATTAGCCCCCGATAAAATAAGGTGTTGGTTTTGAGTCATCGCCAAACTTTGCGCAATGCTAGCTGCTACAGCACCCGATAGTTGTAACGCGTGATTTTGTGTTATTGCTACCGTGTCTAGGCTGCTGCTTGCGACTGCATCAGCTAGAGCCAAGTTAATGACTGAACCCTGCGAAATAACCAATAAATTGGCATGACTATTCGCAATCGCATCAGCAAAACCCAATAATTGAGTTTGTATGATCGCTAAGGCATCAGCCTGAGACGCTGCTGCTAGATCAGTGACAAGCAAGTCATGTTGCTGCTGTAATGCGAGTGCGCTTGCTTGTGCTGTTGCGTGACTATCAGCAAAGCTCAATTGATGCACTGAGCCAACAATAACCGCTAAGCTGTCAGCGCTCGCGGCGGCATTAGCATCATCTAAGGTGACGTTATGTAATTGCTCAAGTGCAAA